GGCGTTTTGCGTCCCCGCTTCGGCTTCGGCTTGGGTTGCGACACCCAGATAAAGCACATCTAATTGCGTTGTGGTATCGGCATAGACATAAGCCACACTCCCCGCCACTACGGTTATATCTACACCGCCATTAACGATATTGAGATTGGCGGAATGGGTAAGTGTGGGTGTGCTGTCAAAAATCACCTTCATCCAAGCGCCCGCTTGGGGGGCCGTGCCAAACGAGGTAATCGGGCCGGTACTGCCGGTGATATGTCTCGTATTCCCATCAGTAGCCCAAATATTACAAGTAGCGACTGAAGCTACGGCAGCGCCTTCCGCTTCGATAATGGAAGCAGCGGTCATGGTAATGTCGCCGGTCATGGTGCCGCCAGCGAGCGGTAAAGCACCCAGGGATGTTAATGCTGCTGCTGCTGTAATCGCATTGGTGCCGCCTTGAGAAACAGGCACTGGTATCGTGATAGTACCGGCCCCGGTAATGGTAGCGGCTTCAAATCCATCTATTGCAGCATTGGTACGGATAGTTTGTGCAGCGGCAGTAAATACCGGCAATGTAGTATCAAAATCATCCGGGTCAAAGCTGTCAGCCAGTCTCACGGTCCCGGTGATTTGATCGTCTAGGCGTTGCGCGATCATGGTCAACCTGTCCAGTGGTTCCTCAATGGCCGTTTCCGCTGGCAATGGATCATTTTCAATAATATCTATGAGTTGGGTAATGGCTGGTTCCCGCAAGATGGTCCAGGTCACGGTTGAGGCCGGGGCGGTAACGGCGGTGACAGTGCCGCCTGCGGCAACACCGGCTCCTGTTACCGTGTAATGCGTAGTGATTGTTTTTACCGTTTCTATACCAGTCGCAATAATGCGCTCGATGACGGTCAGATCGCCATTAGCGAGGAAAAGATAGGGGAAACTAAACGCTGTAGTAACGCCGTCGCCGGTGTAGGATTTGCGGATAGCAGTGCTGGCTATGGTCATAGTTAATGCCTTGTTTCAGTCTGGTTCAAAATCTGGTTGCCGAAGTATAACGTATCTATCATTTTTAACATGGTCATTTTTTGTAGCCGTAGATTGGATGACCGAGAAATCCTGAGATACCCTCAGCCAAGCCCTGTTCGTGTAACTGTTGCATAAAAATCGGTTCAAAGTTCTGTGCGGCATGACGTGCCCGGTGGAATGTTCGTTCTGCGGTGCCTGCGTCCTCATCAAACATTCTTGGTGCCCAGTACGGGCTGATCCATTCCTTTTCAGTGATTTGTGTTGTCATTTCTTTGGGGATGATACCGAGTTTGCTGCCTGCGGTCTGCCAAGGCTTCTGTACCCATTTGAACGGCTCAATAAATTGCTTGGAGAATTGCATCTTTCTACCGTCACCTAATTCCAGCATGAGTGGTTCTTTGTTCTCCCAGAGCGGGTGTCCAGACATCATTATATTGATCGTGTTACCGACAATCCCGAAGAACGCTGCGCCCCTCAAAAAGTAATTAAAATGCAGCGCCTGTGCTCTTGGATTTTCCGCAAAGCCCGGTATGGCTTTGGCAATGACTTTCAAATTAGAGATCGTCCAGTCCGGGGCGAACATGAGTAATTGCATGAAGGTTCTGGACTTCGGAGAAAGTGCATCAAAGGCTACTGCCCTGCCGAGTCTTGAGGTGAACCGTTCTGCCATTGCCGCCCAGTTCTGACCACCAAACATATCATTAACACTACCGGCAATTTCTCTGGCTAATACATCTCTGGGAACATCTTTGTTTGCAGGATTTAATAATGCCTTTTCCATTTCCTTTGCAAAAACCGCGATTTTCCCGCCAGTCATTACCCTGTCCCACATGAAATAATCCATTTTCCGGTTAGCACCTTCAAACAATCTCAGCCCTGTGCCGACTGTGCTTTTGACTATCGCGCCAAACACACCATCCAGTTTATCAATCGACTCCTGGGCTGATTTCAGGCTGGAATAAAAAATATCCGTGCCGACATCCTCAATCGTGCCGATCTTGAGCCCTGCTTTCAGTCCTTCATCAACAATATCCCCGGCTTGACCTGTTCTTAACTGATCGGCATAACGGGGGATATTTTTTGGATTCAGTCCGGAAAAGAGTGATGATTCCAAAAGGGCATTGGCATGGAAAGCAGATAACGCAACCAATGATCGCTTCATGGCAAAGTTCAAGGCTAACATGCCGCGGTACCACATCGGCGGATCAAACGTCCCAAACGCCATCTTTAATGGTGGCGCCAGATCTGGGTGTACCGCCATACCCTGTAACTGCTTCACATCATTAATGGTCTGGTAGCCTTTCGGCGCATCATCGATAGCCATGATAAATGGCTTTCCGGAATCCGGTGCAATTTCATCCTTGAGTAAATTCATGATCCGTTTGTTCTGTACGGCAACGTGTAAGGCGTTACCGTAGGTTTTCATGATCTCGGCAATATCATCCGTTTCCAGTTTCAATCCCATTGCTTCACCTTCCTTGATAGTGGGGATCGTCCGTTCCTTGCCGAACTTGAATTTTCCTGCACCTGCGGCTTGTAATAATCTGTCGATCAGTCCCTTGTCCCGTTTCCATAAATGCGTAACGTAGTTTTCCAGCATACCATTGATAATGCCTTCACGTTCCGCCAAATTACCCAGCGACCTGAAATAACCCTGTATCTCTTGTGCGGTTGCATGTTCTTCTGCCGTTAACTTAATACTGTCATCGCCATCAATCCAGCGCGTGACTTTAGCGCGTGATGCCTTGTCCGGGAGTTCTTCCAATACAGCTTGCGAGGCTATCCAGACCTGCCGTTGTCCGGTAGCAATATTACCGCGCCTCATTCTGAACAGATCATCACGGGTAATGGCTTGTTCGAGACTCACGGTTGCTTTTTTGATTGCACGGGCGGCAAGCCCAATACCTTTGTAACCTGCCAACGCCGCAATGCCGACAATGGCTGAACCTAATAACGCATCACCAATACCGCCGGTATTTTCACCGTCTGCGCTGATCGCCGTAGTGCTTAACCCAAAGGCGCTGCCGCCAATAATGATCATGCTTGCGGCGAGTTTTGGGTTGATCCTGCCAGCATCCAGTCTGAGTTCCGGCCTGCCGATAATCGGCACGTCTTTTGTTTTTGCCAATTCTGCTTTCGTTAATAGTTTTGCATGGCCGGGGACGATGATCTCAACCTTGTTCTTGTTGAAAGGCAGAGCATCAACATTGATCAGTTCCCATTCACCTGCTTTAAGATTTTCCCATAGGTTTGCAATCTGGCTGGCTGGGACTTGCGCTTCCAATACCTCATCCGGCGCGAGATTAAGTTTATTAACGCCGCTATACTCAACGATGACACCACCTTTCCTGTCCCTGATAATATTTATGGTCTTGCCGACGCTTGCTTGAAATTCAATCACATTTCCTGCTAATGGTTCTTTAGGCGGTGCTGCGCCAAGATCGGTGGTGACTTCACCCCAATTAATCCCGGCTTTTTCTCCGGCCGTGTCCATAGACTTCTGTATTTCCACGTCCGTTTTTTCAATGCCGAAAGAATCCAGAACAGACTTGATGGAGGTGTGAACATCGCCGCCTTCACTGATGGATTTCTCTAATGCTTTTTTGAGCGCTTCTTTATTTGGAATTTTTGCTTTTGCGAATGGCCCAAGAAATGCACCAAACAAGGCGCTTGCACCTGCTGCAATCTGTACTTCATTCAGTGTGCGTTTACTGCTAATAACATCACTATCACCCAACTGGCGTGCCATTGATATCGGAATTTCCGCAACTGCGCCCATCACTCCGGCTGACCCGGCACCAACGACGATCTTGGCGGTCATTTGTGCAGCCTTCGTCATTTGTGCAGTGGTCTTTGCTGCAAGTCCTGCCGTCCTAAGTGCGCCCAATGGAACAGCAAAATATTCAGGATCAGCAATCATTGCATTGACTAAATGGGCAGAGAGCCCGCCCGGATCATTCTTGGCCGCTTCAAAGATCATTCCAAAGTCAATATCTTCCTGTTGCTCGGCTTTTTCTACGGCCTGATTAAAGTCCTCATAACGCTCGGTGATAATGTCATCAAACGTATCAATCAGTGATTGTTTCTGGTTTTTGAGATTGTGTAATTGTCTTGTTTCATCATCATTCAGATCGCGGGATTCCATTTGCTTGATTTCCGCATCCAGTGATTTGATCCGTCCGGCAAACTCCAGATCTGCCGCCTCCTCACCCTTGCGTTTGAAATACCATCTCACCATCCCGGCCAGCCCGCCTTTGCTCCATGATCCAAAATCAAGATTGTTCATGAACCCGGACTGGTATTCCTGCAAGATTTCAGCTTTAGCGGTGCCTTCATTCAGTTGAGTGATCACTTTTTCCACTTCCTTTTCACTCACGGTTTCACCACTTTTAATCCGTTTCTGGATGTTTTCAAACTCCGTTGCGGCCTGATTGGTTTTCCCGGCAAGTAGCTCAGCTTCCTTCACGATTTCATCGGTATTCAAATTGGCAAGTTTATTCGCGTAACCCCTGCGGACTTCTTCCGCTGGCCGGATGTTCCGGATCGCCGGGGCTTGTGGTTTGGTCAGATCAAGTTCAATCGTGTCTTTCAGATTTTCCCATGCCCTTTCCCTTGCCGTGTCCATATCTGGGATCGCCATGTTTTCAAAATGGGCGCGTACCAGATTGTCATAACGTGCCGTGACCTGTGGATCAGGATCGGCTGCGGTAGTGAACGGAACCGGGAAATCAATACCAAAGATTTCTTGTCGATGACGTTCGTTTTCCTGCTCAAAGTCACGTTGAATATAATCTCCAAGCGCAAACGCATTGGTATTGCGATCTTTGTCCTTGCCCTTGACCTGTTTGTAATGTTCATTAATTGCGGTCTTTTCCTCACTGCTGCGCGTGAGTGAATTTTTTACAAACTTAACCGGATCGGGAAAGCTACTTTCTTCAAGTGCCGCAATTTCCATGAATCTTGCTGCTTCAAAATCATTAAATTGGCGATAGGCAACAGGAGCATTATCATGGATGGATTTCACCATCCTGGACGTCTCCAATACCGTATTATTGTCAGGATTTGACAGCCCGGTTGTCACCCGGCTTTTAACAAAAGCAGGGATAATCTGATATTCAGAAACAAACTCACCGATATTTTCATCAGGTACTTCCAGTGATTCATAAACCTGATCCACATAATCACGATGCTCTTTAATGGAACTATCCAGCCCCATACCAATTTTAAGGCGTGAATCAATATCTTCTCTGGCAGACGTTATTTTGCCAATTTTCTCCCTGCGGCTGTCAACAATACCAGATAACTTGAATACATGACCGTCAGTCAA